GCATACAAACCAGATCAAGGTAAAGATCGAATCTGGTTCTGTTTCCGGCAAGAAGCTAACTACTCAAGTGGGTAACAGTTATTTCAGCCAAGACAACGTGGCGCGAGATGCATTCAGCGTGTTGTATGGTGGTGCGCAAGTGACCGCAACCATGACTATCAACAACAGCACTCTGACTTTGGCAGCGCCTGCCGGCTCTACTGTTGCGACAATTGATCTTGCCGCCTACGCGACCGTGCAGCAAGTTGTTGACCGCATCAATGCAGTCGCAGACTTCGCGGCTACTGTGCTGGACAATAATGGAGAAAAGCCGACATTGAACGGCTTGGATACCGTAACGGCGCAGAGCGTTAAAACTACCGCCTATACGGCAACTGCTAACCTACAAGCAATTGTGGATTGGTTTAACAGCACTGGCGAGGGTTACGTTACAGCGACACGTGCGGCCAATGCAGGAACGATCCCGGACAATATCGCATTCACTTACTTGGCCGGCGCAACCGATGGCTCTGTAACCAATACAGAGTGGAGCAATGCATTCACCGTATTGCAAAGTGAAGATGTGCAGTGGGTAGTTCCGGCCATCAATTCAGCATCAATTCATGCAATGGCAGATGCACATTGCGCGTTTATGTCGAATGTTGCTCGCATGGAGCGTCGTTCGATTGTTGGGGGCGCATCTGGGGACACTGACGATGCTGCCATTGCCGCTGCGAAGGCGTTGAATTCTGATCGCACATCGTATGTGCATCTTGGATTCTATGACTACGACACTACAGGAAAGCTCGTCTTGTTTGAGCCATACATCTTGGCGGCCTTACTGGCGGGTATGTTCTCTGGCGTCAATCCCGGGACAGCCTTGACCAATAAGTCGATCAAGGTTCGCGGACTTGAGCGCAAGTTGCGCAATCCAACAGATACCGACAAGTTGATTCAAGGTGGCGTTCTGTGCGTTGAAGACACTCCAACTGGATACAAGGTCGTTAAGTCGATCACCACATGGCTCAATAACACCAACTACAACCGGGTTGAAGTATCGGTTGGCGTTGCATGTGACTTCGTGGCTCGAAATGTCCGCAATGCGGTTGATGCATTGCGTGGCGCAAAAGGTTCCCCAGCCACATTGTCGGAAGCTGTTTCCCGTGCAGACTCGGCGCTTCGTGCGTTGGCTATGCCTGAACCAATGGGCCCTGGTGTGATTGTTGGGGACAAGGCCAATCCGGCCTACAAGGGATTGACTGCCAGCCTTGAAGGGGACGTGATGCGCATTGAGTTCCAGTGCAGTCCGGTAATTCCTGTGAACTACATTCCTGTTGTGATTCACGCGGTACCTTACTCGGGTAGTGCGAAGGCTTAAATTTTGCTGGTGTGCTGCTGCTTTACGCCCGGTTCGCCGGGCGTTTTTTTTAGCTCTGTATTGGTCGTGACACGAAACTAATTTCGTAAATCGAACAACCCTTCTAAGGAGAGCGGCATGGCTAGTACAAACCAGAATGTAAGAACCGGCAACAGATTCATTGTTAAGTTCGACGGCAAGACTATTGGTCTGTGCCAGTCTGTTGATATGCGCGATGATTATGCGCCCGAACCAGCAAGCGGTATCGGCAACATTCACGCGCAAGAATATGTTCCAACAATGGCGCGACATAACCTGAGCGTTGAGGAAATGGTGCTCAATACTCAGTCCATGCTGGCTGCCGGTATTGCATTTGAAAATGGTGACGATGCATTGAATGCCAATGTATTCGACATCGTTGTAACTGACAAGGACACTGGCGAAGAGCTACGCAAATACACAAGCTGCTCATACGCATCTGGCGGTATTCAAGTCCGCAAGCACGCCATTGTCGTCTCGAATGCGACATTCAATGCCCTCGACGTAACCGGCAAGATCGGCGGCTAAGCCGTGATGCTCTTGATCGGCAAGCTCCCCTTGGACAAACAGGCCCACTTTTACAGCGGCTACTGCCTAGCGCTGTCTGCGGCATTGGTTGCTTCCAATTCATTGCCACATTTAATGTCAGCCGTTTTTGGGCTTGGCGGCGCGGTAGTGGCTGGGATTGGTAAAGAGGTTTACGACAAGCAGCATCCTGATTCACACACGGCGGATATTTACGACCTTATTGCAACGTCGCTAGGCGGCCTGTTGGGTGCTGCTTTTTTCTTTATATTTGGGTGATCTATGGGGCAGTCAGAAAATACTTCAGCAGGGACTAATGGTGATGAAAAGCCGTTCAATCTTTGTCCTCGCTACAACAAGCATGAGTTATCGGAAGAGCAGATAGCGCAAATAGCCGAAGCCGCAGCTCAGCGGGCAGTAGCAATCGCCAGAGACAATTTCTATAAAGATGTCGGCAAGTCGGTAGTTTCAAAGTGGTTCGTATTCATTGGGCTTGGCACTGTGGCCGCCTACGCATGGGCGAGAAAAGTGGGGATTTTCTAATGAGCTATTTCGACAAAGCATTCGAACATGTTCTTGGAATTGAGGGGGGGTATGTAAATGACCCAAAAGACCCCGGCGGTGAAACGAAATACGGAATATGCAAGCGTAGCTATCCATCTGTAGACATCAAGGCGCTGACGATTGAGCAAGCAAAGGCCCTATACAAGCGCGACTATTGGGACAAAGTAAAGGGTGATGAATTGCCATTCCCGATCAACTTGTTCATGTTTGATGCGGCAGTGAATCAAGGTGTAGATCCGGCGATCAAGATGCTACAGGCAGCATTAAGCGTTACTCAAGATGGCGTACTCGGCGTGCAGACATTGAAGGCTGCTGCACAAGCTAAAGGCGGGGAATTGCCGGCGCAGTTTATGGCTGCACGGGCAATGCGCTACATAGGAACCAGAAACTTTGACCGTTATGGCAAGGGCTGGTTCAAGCGGCTATTTGCAATAACTATGGAGGCATGACCATGACTCTAAATCTCTACTCACTGTCAGTTTTTTTGTTGGCATCTCTACTTGGGCTGTGGGCACACTGGCTTAAAAAGCGCGCGCGCAAGGAAGTCACAGGTAAATTCATCGACTATTTGATCGCGGACTATCCGGGCAGATCGCTTGGTACTGGCTTCGTTTTGATGGGCGCTGCGTTCACCGCCGTTCAGACCGGAGCGGCAGACGCAATCGATATGCGCCTGATCTGGGCCACGCTTAAACATGGGAATCTCTACCTGCCTACCTTCAATGCATTGGCCGGAGCATTCACGCTTGGGTGGGCCGTAGATAGCGCAATCAATAAAGGCGAAAAGTGATGACGCCAGAAGACCCTCAAGTCTATTTGGTGCTCGGGGTATTTATATTCGCTTGTGCCGTGCTGGCCATCGCCAGCCACTTTCAATCGCCGCATGGCGGCGGACAGCCGATGGCGAATGATGATCTTGAAAGCCAAGAGGGCTGGAAATGAAGCAATTCCTAATGTTTGCTCTGCTGTTGGCTGGGTGCTCGACCCCTGCGCCAACTCCATTTCGTACTGGGGTCGAAGTATCAGAGCCTAGCGGATGCACGATGGCAAGAGAGCGTGGTGTGAATGTTAAGTACAGACTCAGACATTGATCGTGCGTTCTATAACGTCCTAAATCGTTTTATTTATACACCCGACACAGAGGCCTGGGGCAATGCTGAATATTGGGCATCACCAAAAGAAATGGCGGCCCATGCCGATGCAGATGGCTTCGTGCACGGTGATTGCGACGACTTCGCCATTTTGTGTCGCGATGAACTGAAAAAGTTCGGACTACGCAGCCGCCTAGTATTTTGTTCTGTGGAAACTGGCGAGTTTCACTTGGTCTGCGAAATTGAGGGATGGGTTTTAGATAATCGCCATAAATTCGTCATGTCACGTGACGAACTGCCGTACAAATGGATTTCAATATCTGGGTATGTTGGCGGGGAGCCGTGGCATCTGATTGAACAGGATAAACAATGAAAATTGCGCTATCAATCTGGTTCGTTTTGTTCGCTCAATTCACTTATGCAGAAGATATTAGGTTCTGCGGAATGGTGTATCGAGACAAAATAACGCACGACATCATTCGAAGCACAACACCTGTTTCTGCATTCAAAAAAGAGTGGCCGTGCCCAAACAAGGCGCTCAACCCGGCATCTGCAACTTGTTCTACAGGCTGGCAGGTAGATCACATCATTCCGCTTGATTGTGGGGGATGCGATAGCGCGGCAAATATGCAATGGCTGCCTATTTCGATCAAAACATGCGCATTGCCCTCGCTGTGCAAAGATCGCTGGGAACGCAAAGTGTACTGCGGCAAGCCGACATCTACGATCTACAAATAGGAGGAATGAATGGGACTCATAGACACAATCAAAGCCTACGCATCCGCCATTAAGTTTGCGCTAATTGCGGCGTTAATCGCCGGTGTTGTATTCGGGTGGTGGTATCACGGGCATCAGCGTTACAACGAAGGAAAAGCTGAGGTGCAGGCGCTTTGGGATGCCGACAAAGCTGCACGCAAGATCAAGGCTGATAAACAGGCAGAAGAAACCAAAGCAACTAACCAGGAGCATCAAAATGCGCTCAATAATTCAAAAGCTACGATTCGTGATACTCGCAACAATCTCAACGCTGCTCTTGAGCGGCTGCGAGACCTTCCAGATATGTCAGGGGGAGAAGGTTTGTCAATGGCAGGAGGTGGATGCTCGGCAATGTCCGGCGTGGCCGACCATCCCAGCACAGTTGGTATCAGAATCGAAAAACGAATCGGTAGCTGCGAAGATTCTGGATCAGACCCATGCCACACCAGCCGCGAGTTCTTTGAGCAAGCAATAGGGGATGCGCTGGATAGAAAGGCGACAAGGAAATGGGCTGCCGGACAAGGTATCACTGCACAGTAGGCGTGGTGCAGTGCGCAAACTGCATGGTTTGGCAACGCCCCCACCGCCGCTGTTTTTGGTGCGGCGCATATCTTTAATCAACCTATAGGTTAACAAAATGAGAACTCCATCAGATTCCGACTTCATTATTGCCTTGCCAGATGTTGGCGAATTCACTTTCGCCCGCCGCACGATGGGTGACATGATAAAAATCCGTTCCGCATACCTAAAGCTCATCGGCGAGGACGAAGGCGATTATGAGTTGGAGTTCTTCTGCGGATTTGCGGCTGCGTACCAAGCGTTGATTGTCGCCTGCCCAGAAGGTTGGGAAGATGCTATCGGATTGGACTTGAACAAGCTCGGCGTTTCCAAAGTGCAGGAACTGTCAAGTTTGCTCTCAGAAAAGGAATCCTCTTTTCGTCGAGTCGCGGAAGTCTAGCGCACGAAAAAAGGGAAGAGAACTTTCCACCTCCTATGCTTTCTGGTTCCGGCAAAAATATAACCTCCCACCTTCTGACCCGAGGTATTTGGCGATGATACCGGACGATATTGAAGCCGATTACTGGGCGCATCACTTTGCCGCCAATCCTGTTACCGATAGTGGCGAGGACGAAGAATTCGATACCGACAAGCTGGTGCAGGCAATAGAAGACGGCGAGTGGGAGGACATCATCAATGAGTAACGACATCAAAATCAATGTCAAAGCCGATGCCGACCTTGGTGGGATAAATTCCGCCTTGGCCGAGGCCGCGAAGAGTGCCGAGGTGCTATCCAAAAGCATGAGTGGTGGCGTGCTCAATATCGACACAGATAAATTCAATCAGCAGATCAATCAAACCACGGCTGCGCTGAAAATTCTGCACGAAAAAATCCAAGAGAAAAAACAGATCGGGATTAGTACGGATGTAGCCGAAGCGCAGCTCAAGGAATTAACTCAGAAGAAATCAGACGCTACCAAGATGCTGATCGGGTCACAGCCCGGTAGTGGAGGCAGGACACCGCTAGAGCAGTCTCATCAGCGCGAACAGCGCGAAATAGAGAAGACACAGCAGGCCGCGAAAAAGCTATACCGTGAGATTTCAACCGCCGAAGCTGATGCGATTAACCGCTCAAAGCACAACCTAGATACTGGCCGTAGCCCTTACGCGGCATACTCAAAGCATCACGCAAGTTTCGCCGACTTGATGCAAGACGGTTCACCAGGCGCACGCGAGGCAACCAAGCGCATCATGCAAAATGCTGGATTGCATGAGTCTGGCGTGCGTCCCAAAGGCGGTATGTCATCGCAATACGGCGGAAAGTTGGCTGGGGCTGCAATCGGTATGGCTGGCGGCATGGTTGCTGGCGGTGCAGGCGGCGACGGAATGGCAACAGCAGGTAGTGCGCTGGGCGGCATGGTCGGTAGCGTCTTCGGCCCCGTCGGCAGCATGATCGGCGGTGCTCTTGGTGGGTTGGCTGGAGGCGTTGTCGGTGGCGGGCTGGGTGATGCAAAGGATGAAGCGGTAGGCATAACCGACTTGCGGCATAGCCTCGGGGCTACGACAACTGAATTCAACGTGTTACGAGAATCGACCCGTGCCGCAGCGGCGGGCATGGGAATCACGTACAAAGAATCCATAAATCTTGCCAAACAGTTCTCGCACAATGCCAACACGCTAGGCAAGGACGCCGGCTCTCTTGCCGCTGAAGTCCGGCTTGCGTCCGGGTTCTCTCGTTCGCTTGGCATAGACCCAGCACAGAGCGTGCAGGCGATGAGCACCCTGCGCAATACTCAAGCCACCATGAATGAAGCGGATTCGCGCAAGATGGCGATGACGATTGCCGACGGGATCAACAAGGGCGGCATGAGTAGCAAGGGTGATGAAGTATTGAGCGCGATTGCCAATTTCGCACAAACCACGGCACGTGCCTCACTGCAAGCGCCAAACGTTGGCGGCTATACCGATTTCCTCTCTAACCTTGCGAGCATGAGGGTGCCAGGATTGGACGTGCAAGGATCTGCATCGCTCATGGGCAAGGCCGATTCCAGTATCAGATCACACGGCGATGCGGCAACGGACACATTCAAGCTTGGCGCATACATGACTGCCTTCGGTACTGAGTTCAGTGCCGCCGATATGCAACTCTACACCGCCGGGGGAGCGATGGGCACGTCTCGCAAAACCGCTCAGGAAATTCTCGACGATCCTCACGCAACCGCAGAGCGAAAAGCCAGTGCATTGAAAGTGCTACAAAGCGGCAATGCCGACCGCCCGAACCAAGACATCATGATGCAGCAACTTGGGCGATTCACGCGTGGCACAAGCGAATACGAACTGTCTGGTAGTCGTGTCTTTGGCATGGAGCAAACAGAATTCCGCAAGTTTGACAAAGCCTATTACTCGAACGGTGCAGGCGGTTCTCCAGCAATGCAAGATCGGCTCAAAGGAATGGGGGTTAATGTTGGCAAACTCGATTCCAGCAAGTTCATGCACATGGGCGCGCTACTTGGCAGTAACAAGGAAGAACTGCAAGCCGAGGCCGCAAAGTTAATCAGCGGTGATGGGTACAACAAGGCACTTTCAGACAAGGAAAAAAACAACCTTGGCGGATTGATGAAATCGGGAAGCGAAGAGCAACTTCGGCAGGCGATCATTAAGCTGAACGAGGATAGAAGTCTGATCGATGACGGCAAGGCCGTGCGTCAGAACACTGCCGACCTAAAAAACGAAGTCACGAAGCTGGCGAGCATGTTGCTGCCCAAGGTTGATGCGTTGCGCGATGTCATGCTGATGGGGTTCGGAAAAGAGAAGGAGTGGGCAAAGCACGAGCAGGATGTCAGGCTTGCGGGGAAATTCAAGGAGATTGATGCACAGGCGGACGCTGACGAAAAGGCGGGCAAGTTTGGCGCGGATATTGATGGCAAGGCATTGCAACAATTGCGTGAGAAAGAATCCGCTCGCGCAGAAGACGAAAGGCAGCAATCCGCTGTTTTACAGAGCGGGGATGAATCTGCGCCTACGCGAAGATTAGTTACCGATCCAAAAAAGCGCGATGCGGCTATTGCCAAAATGCGCCAGGCTAACGAATTGGCGCTCAGAGCGAAAAGCTCATCAGAGAAAGCCGCAGCAGCCAGGCTGCTTTTGGAAGGTAGTTCTGAGCTAAAAGCAGCCACACAACCAGAGGAAGAGGATGTAGTCCCGAGTTCGCATGATGGCATCTCAAGTCCGGCTCCGCTGAAAAAGACACAGCAGCAAATGATGGCAAGCCTTTCGTCTGCATTCAGGGGCGAATTTTCACCCTTGTTGGATAAATGGAATCTGGCGAACCCGAATAGGCAAATTGAGCTTGAAAGCGGAGCCCGGACGAAAGAGGAACAAGACGCAATCCGTGCGGATTACAAACGCCGTGGCGTCAATATACCAGTCGCCGAACACTCAGATCACTTCACTGGGAATGCGGCTGACGTGCGCTCAAAGAGCGGTCGCAGGGATGACGTTATTGCCTTCAACAAGTTCGCAGTCAGTGAGGGTTTTATTGGGGATATTCCAAACGACCCGATGCATATTGGCGCTCGACGCAATGTTAATCAGCAGACACAAAATGGAACACAAACATTTATTTTTAAGATGGTTGATAAGAATGATCGACCAATTGGGAGTCCGGTAATAACAACTGTTGATCCAGCAAATTATGCCGGCATTAAGGTTTCGCGCGGCTTTTTGGAGCATTCTGGATCATGAAAGTTTATCACCCACAAATTGAAGTCACCCTCATCAAAACAATCAACCGCACAGGTATGAGTTTTGATGATGCCGGCAATTCAAAAGGTGCAAAGGTAGATGACCGTTACAAAACGCAGCGCATAGACCTCAAGCCGTATTTGGGCGAAGCTGGTGGTGTGCGCACTACCAAAAGCGTGCGTGAGCCTGCTGGCGGCTTTTCCATCACCCTCGCTGACCAGATGCACCCAAAGCACATGGAATCGCTATACGCGCTGATTGAGCCTATGGACTTGGTAGAGATTCGGTTCTGCCACGATTCTGCCGATATGAATGGCAAGAGGCCGCCCATCATCATGCGCGGCCTTGTGTCAGAGATCCGCCGTGATGAATCAATGGGGTCGGATGGAAAGCCTGTCCGAAAGGTTGTCATCACCGGGCAAGACCTTGGCAAGCTCTGGCAGATTTTCATCATCTACTACCTGCAAGTTGCAGTAACTGGCGAATCAACGCTGACCGAATTTCGCTTCTTTGACAAATATTTACAAACACAAAAGATGGTCACGCAGCTTGCTCACGTGTTTTTCAAAGAGATCGTGGCCGAGGTGCTTAATCCATTCTTGGCGCGTCTGCAAAATGCCAATGGCGAGTCTGTTATATCCAAAGGGTTCGTGCCATACGTCACGGTGGAGGGGTCAATCTCACCGTACACCCTGAACGCATTCTCTGATGTATCGCTGTACTCCATGATGTCTACGCTATTCGACGTGGGCCCATATAACGAAATGTTCATTGAGGATAATGAAGATGAGGTTTCATTGATTCTGCGACCACTGCCGTTCCATGACGTAAGTGGTCATTCCATTATGGGAGTCGTAACGCCTTCTCCTGGTTATGACACCCCTGTTTTAGATATTCCCGGAGAGGACATTCAAAGTATCACCTCCACACGCTCCGACAAAGGTGTGGCGAACTGGTATTGGTCAGCCAATACCAAGTGGGTTCTGACCAATGACGGCGTAATGATGCTGCAAGCCCAGCAAGCCCTGACCGAAGATAAGCGCCTGTACCCAAATAGCGCAATGGAGCGGTACGGCTTCCGCAAGATGCACATCGAATACAAACTAGGGGCTGAGTCAGAAGTTCCAGATTCAGATACCGGAACGCCAGATGTAATCGCCAAAAACAAAATGACGCCGATTGAATGGGCAAAGAAGCGCCGCCAGCTCCTTGCCGAGTTCAACAAGGACAACGTGGTGTTCGAGTCTGGAACGATGCGCGTTCGCGGCAACGAGAAGATCAGGGCTGGTCGGTTTGTCACATCTAAGCGCGGCGGCACGAATGAAAGTTGGTTCTACGTTGTGAGTGTTGACCATGACTTTGTTCCATTTCAGGGGTTTTTCACCATAATCAATTATGAGCGTGGTACAGGATTCATTAACCGCGCAAGCAATAGCAGCAGCCCATATTTGAAAGAAATGAATGTCGGAGGTATTCGATGATTGAATTTGGGCGCGTTGTTGCCGTTGATTGGAAGAGCCATACAGTTGATCTGAAAATGTCCAGTGACGGGCGTTTATTGCAGGATGTGCGTGTCGCGTCCCAGTCTGCCTCTTCCGATAGCGGATTGAGTGACCTGCCAAAGCCAGGTGCGGTGGACAATGTTACCGGACTGCCAAAAACCAATAGTGACCGTAGCGTCATTGCTGTGGTGGCATTTTATTACGACCTGCCCGTAGTCATCGCCTTCCTTCACCCGCAAGCCTCTCAGCTTCGCCTCAATGACGAAGAACGCATGATGAATCGGCACGCCTCGGACGTGTACCACACCATCGACAAGAATGGGAACATGGAGCTACGCCACCCGTCAGGTCTGTTCATTCGCATCGCCACCGATACGGCACACGAGGACTTAGCACCAAAGAGCCACGGCGAAAAATGGCAGATCAAGCGCAACACTGAAAAGCAAGTACATCTTCACATTGAGCAAGCTGGCGGAAAGGCAACTCTGGACATTGCGCCGGACGGGTCTATCGCGATCACCACGGCAACAACCGTGTCAGTAAATGCGACTGGCAATGCTACGGTGACTTCTGGAGGCAATGTTTCAGTAACTGCAACTGGCACGGCCAAGGTTCAGGCGGGCGGCAAGGCGACCGTGAAGGGCGCATCTATCGACTTAGATGCTGGGAGCGCCATGAAAGGCATTGTTCAAGGTGATTGCGTTTGTGCGTTTACCGGCCAGCCGCACGGCCAGTTTTCTGCAAAAGTTAAAGGGAGTATGTGATGGCAATGACAGCGGCGGGGATGGCGGCAAAGATCAAAGCGGCAAGGACAAGTTTACCGGCTTCTGACGGCAGCGCAGGGCAGGCCGCAGCTCAAGCTGATGCGATGCTGCTGGCTTTGTGCCAAGGAATCATCAATGAGATCGTGGCAAATTCTGAGTTAGTGCCAGTATCCACTGATATTGGCATTGCAGGATCCGGCATTCAGGCCGGAAAGGTCAAGTAAGACTACTTTGCGCACCAAGCATCTTTCCTGCGGATAATTAGTTGAATATCTTGCCTCCCTGTAATTAAATCTACCGGGGACTCTATGACAAAATACTTTTTATCCCACTCGATTATTCTGCCTTTATGCTTCTTGAAATAACCCACCCCCCTGCAGGGTACGTTTTGCCCAAACTTGTTTATGAAGTCGCCGCCGCACTGAATTGGATGCCTAGCCAATTCGTCTTTCAAATCTGGTGATGCGAGCATTTTTTCTATAACACTGGCAACTCCGGCAGCCCCGGCGATGCCGGTAAATCGCACATTTTCGCACTCAGGCGGAATTCCTCGGTCAGTATTAGAAAACTCGTCAGCCTGCGCCAACGAACTCATAAAAAATGCCAGTACGATAAATGCAAATTTCATGCGAACCTCCAAGTTGAAAGATAATCTCATTCTGCCTGTTTTATTCGCCTCTGGGTACCCCGATTTTGTCGTGACGCCATGATGCTGTTATGGCCTCCATTCCAACAAACTCTAGCGGTTTACCTTCCCCTGCAAGTCAGAAAGAGCGGACTGTTTTCTTTCGTTTGGTAAAGAAAGGGGCGGGCGAGTTGTCTGGCCCAAGCATCCCCAAAGGACTGGGCGAGTTAAACGGACATACGCTTTCGATCAATCCTGAAGAGTTGACCGTAACACAGCCATCGCGTGTATCCGTACAGCAAACGCTAGGCGCTGCGTGGGTGGATAGCTTCGGCCCCGGTCTGCGCACGATCAATATATCTGGCACGACTGGATGGCGCGCAAAGCACGCTGGAGGTCGCGATTGGGAAGAAGAGCTTAAATCGCTGCACAACGAGGCATTTAAGTTGTGGCATCAGGAGCGTGAGGCACGCGCGAAAGACGGCCTAGACCCAGAAGATGTGCAGCTTGAATTCGTTGATACCCTAGATGGAATCGCCGTCTATGTCGTTCCGCAGCAATTCGTTCTCAAGCGCAGCAAGTCGCGTCCTTTATTGGTGCAGTACAACATTGGCATGATGGCTACGGCGGACATTGGGTATTCATTCCCAGTCCAAGAGGTTGGGCTTGATGCAAAGGCAGCGCTGGATTCATTCGATCAAACGGTCGCTGACATGGAAAAAATGGCGGCGGCAATAACGGCTGCTGTAACTTCTGCGCTGCAAGCAGTTACCAAGCTGCTGAATAAAATTAACAAGATGATGGCTGCCGCGCAGAACATTATGAAGGCAGGGGGAAGCATAATCTCTGCAATCAGTTCCATCATCAAGAAGGTCGCGCAGGCACTGAATAACTTCTTTGCCATGCTTGCGGCACTACGAAATTTCCCCGGAAAGCTGACATCAATGTGGAAACAGGCAATGGGTTTGTTTCGCAATCTGCAATGCTTGTTCAAGAATGGATTTAAGGATGCTTGGAAGCTGGAAAAATATGACGACTTCAATGGCGCTGCAAACTGCTCTTCTACGAATGGCGGGAGCCCGCTATCGCCATTGCATAACGTGAACGGGCTCACTTTATTGCCATATCCGAAGCCGCCAAGAATCGCAAGGCCGCACAAGGTTCAGGAGCCATACCCAAAACCGCGCAAACCCCTGCTTGCTACTCCATTGGTATTTTAATAAATGGCAACGGCTAATGAAAATCCAATCACCATAAGTGCAGAGGCACAGGCTGCGCTGGATACGCTCGCCAATACTGATCCGGTTCTTGCGCCGCTGGACTTGACGACTCTACTTGCGCTTGCCAACACCATTGCCGATGGTATTGCTGTGGACGGGCAAGTATGAGTCAGTTTGAAACGCCATTATCAGGGCTTCGGCAAGTCGAGCTGCTTTGGGAGGATACGCTTCAGCGTTTGGCGGCCCGCGAACTCGGCGACGCTGCGCGCTGGGTTGATATTGCGAATCTGAATGGTTTGATGCCGCCGTATGTCACCGGTGATGATCTACTGGCATCGGATACGGTCGCTCTGTACGGGGATGTGCTATGGGTTCCATCAGCGACATCGGTGGTATCTGCGCGCTCGGACGCGAACTTGCTATTTGAGCAGGATGTGATGCTGACTGATGGAAAATTAACGGCCAATAGCGGCGATTTCGATATTTCTTTCGGTATCCAAAATCTTATGCAGGCCATGCGGCATCGCGTAATGACTGACAAGTCTGAACTGCTTTATCACCCTCAGTACGGGTGTGATGTTCGACGCCTGATAGGCGGAATAAATGGGCCTGTTGCTGACCTGCTTGCTGCATCGTATGTATCAGCCGCCTTGCGTAGCGACCCGCGAGTGAGCGATGTTACGAAGATCGTCGCAACGACGACGGGCGATCAATTATATGTCGATGCCGATGTCGTCCCAATCGACAAGCGTCGTATCCAGTTTGGGGGGTATTTCTAGTGGCTTTTCAAATCCGTGATTTTGCGTCAATTGCTGCTGGCATGATTAACTACATGCGTGCAACGCAGGAAAAAATAACCGACTTCAATGTTGGCAGTGTTGCTCGCACATTGGTTGAAGCCCCTGCTGTGGAACTCGATGAACTGTACCAGCAAATGTTTATTGGGCTGCGCGAAGCAATCCCGGTATCTGTCTATAACTCATTCGGATTTGGCGCTCTACCTGCGGAGGCTGGGAGTGGTGCGGCACGATTTTCCTGTTTGGCGGCTGCGCCGGCGAATGTGTTGATTCCGGCTGGCACAGCAATACGTGCCCCATCTGGAACATACAAGTACGCGACTTTGATTGATGCGACATTGCTGTCTGGACAGACACATGTTGATGTGATGGTGTATTGCGAAGTTGCAGGTAGTATTACCAATGCACTCGCCAATACGCTGACAGAAATGGTGTCTCCGATCAGCGGGATTGATTCGGTGGCGAACCCGGTAGCCTTTACCAATGGGCGAGAGGCAGAAACTGAGCTAGAGAGAAAGGTCAGGTTCCAAGGATACATAGCATCGCTTCCTCGTGGAACGTCATCTGCTGTTGCCTATGGCGCGAAACAGGCAAGCCTGAAAGATGTGAATGGGCTGATTATTGAGGACGTGCATTTCGTCAAGATTATTGAGCCCTACCTGACTGATATTTTGCAGCCAATTGGGTTGGCGCTTTGCTATATCCATAATGGAGGTGGCGGTACATCGGGGAGTTTGGTTGCTGAGGCGCAAAAGATTATTGATGGATACCGCTTAGTTGATGGAACGCCGGTTCCTGGGTGGAAGGCCGCTGGCGTCGTAGTAAATGTGATCGCCGCCGGGGAGCTGTTAGTTAATGTAACTGCCGTCGTAACTGTGTCCGGCTATTCAGATGCTGCAATAACTCGAACCGCCGTATCGGACGCAATCCAAGCCTATTTGCGCGGGGTGGACATAGGAGTGGCTGTCAGCCCATCTGAAATAATTGCAACAGCGATGAAGGTTTCTGGCGTCACCAAAATCACATTGACGCTTCCATCCGGCGATGTGACTGCGCTCTCCAGTCAGAAGATTATGCCGGGCGTCGTTTCGCTAACCTAATATGCTACTCACAAAAAAACTTGTTGGTTATTTGCATCGGGTATTTTCAAGCGACCCTGAGCAATTCCTCGCAATCCGCTTGCGCTATGACGGCGCGATGTCTTGGAAGATTGCCGATGGGATATTGACTACCTCGGTATCTGGCGGATCTGGCAGCGCACTTAATGTTGATTTAACGACGCGCACGATAGCTTCGCTGGCGTCATATTTGACGGCACAAGCTGGCTATACCGTTGAGTTCAGCATTGGCGGGGCGCAAGCCGGATTATCCGCGAGGGTTTTGCTGGATGGCGTAAATAACCAAGACAACAGCAATGGCGATCACTTGTATGCCTTCACATCGCTGATCTGGGCATACTTGGACGCGGCTGCAATTGAGTTGGCTGAGGCTAAGGCCGCCATTGTTGAAATGCTCAAACAAATGTCGGTTTCAACAAGTTCAGGCGAATACCTAGATGATCTTGGCGATCAATACGGCATCAAGCGTCTGATTGGCGAGACAGACGTAATTTATTCAAACAGAATCATCGCAAGTATCATTCGGCCTAAAGGCAACAATATTGCCATTGAGATGGCAATCGAATCGGCCACAGGTGGATTTAGATCAACAGTCGTTGATTCAGCAAGCACAACGGTATCGCAGAATATCTATCGCCACGGCACATTTCGCTATGACGGCAAATTTAATCGCAATGCTAATACGCTTAAATTCTATGGGCAGTTTGATGTAGAAGCTGGATTTGACTTGCTGTCATCTGAGGGTGTAGCTGCACTTCTTGTGCGAATTCGTGCGGCTGTAGAACAGTTTCGCGATGCCGGTACAAAGCTAAGGCAAGTCACCCTCTCGGGCGCTATTTCAGACACTGCGCGCGCCAGTTCTGATGCATCGACTATTGAGTTGACCCAAGCGTTAATGACAGACGAGTATCTTGGGGTGCGAAGCCGGCACGACGGTACCGTTTTGCGAGGTGGGTTGTCCGTCAACCAGCGGAGGATGCGCAACAGAGCAGGGTTTTACTTTGACGGCTCTGTGCGTCGAGATGAGCCTGATGGCATATCAAATAGCGCTACTGCGTTCTATGGCAATGACGTTGACCCATCCACTCTTAATGCTAATTTGGCCTTAGCAGATAGCTGGTCGGTAGAATTCGACTATCTTGGAATAGCGCCTAGAAACGGCACGTTCTTGAGAAGTGGAGCGAGAAGTATCGGCCTTGATGGCCTAAACCTATCGCTCACCAGACATGCTTACCATAATGGTAAGTTCCTGCGTAACGGATTCCCGTACTCCGGCCAAACAACAGAAACCATGTAGTTCGTTGTGTCGTGACGGCATGATTTTGCATCATGCAGGCACATAGGCACAACAATGCAAATCTCTGACTTAGCTCAAGCGCATCGCGGCATCTTCACGCTAGATATTTACCGTAAAGGAAAGCTGATCGAGCATTTTGTCGATGACAATCTGATTGTCGATCAAGGCCGGACGAATGTAACCCGCCTGCTGGGCGGGGATGGTGCGAACTTGCAGATTGCACAAATTGGGTTCGGGACTAGCAATGCGGTTGCTGCGCCTGGCAACACTGCGCTCACCAGCACATTTGTTAAGGCAATCGATTCTCACTCATACCCATCGGCCACATCTGTTTTATTTAATTTTTCACTTGGTACCGGCGAGGCAAATGGCAAGGCGATCTATGAATTCGGCCTGCTTACCGCATCTGGGTTGCTGCACGCAAGAAAAGTGCGTGGTGGAGCGCTGATGAAAGAATCAGACCTTTATCTCGCCGGGACGTGGCAACTGCTGTATTAACTTTAAGAAGTCGAAAGGATTGGCATGGCTAATGTAACCGAATCAGCATCGTGGGATGCTGGCGTCTATCAGCTTGAAACCACAGACCCAGTTACCGGTGGGCCGAACGGTGTAGATAATGCGCCACACAAAAACTTGGCGAATAGAACGCTATGGCTGAAAGAGCAATTATTGCTGCTGCAGACTGATGTTGCCGGGCTTGACCCTGACATGCAAAACATGGTCGGAGCGGCAATCAAATTTGCCCTAGACCAAGCGGCGCTTGCCAATTCTGGAATTGAGTCTTTGCATAAGATCAGCCAGCAGCAGGGCGAGTTTACCTTGTACAACTACGGCATCGTATCCGGCGCGGTTGTATCCAAAAAAGGAACTAGCCGACTGCTCTCAATTGCTGGCGGCGTGTGCTACCTTGAGGGT